CGCCGATTGTGTCGAACGAGTCGTGATCTAGTACTGGGTTCCACTTTTCTACGAGTTGATCGTAGGGCTGTGTACCGTAATTTTCGAATTCAGATGACATTTTGGATCTCCTTTGATCTCTGGCGTTAGCCTTATTTTAGTTTTTCAAGATTCGTAAAGTTCTCTGCTTTTTGCTTGTCTATTTAACGCTTCGACATATTGACCGATTGGACTGTCTGTGTTTTCGTTTAAAACTTTAGCGTTAGAAGCAACTTCTTCTGTTTCTGTTGATGCTACTGTTGGTGTTGAATTTCCGAAGTAACTTTCCTTCAGGATGTTGAGTTTATTTGTGAATGACTCTTCATCCTCAAAATCAAGGTCTTCGACCATTTTGCCAAACTTATCGATTTGAACATCGCTAAGATCGTTGGCAACATCACCGAAGAGTTCAGACTTTCGGTAATTTTCAACAAGACTGTTTAACTCAATGTTAGCATTAATTGCTTCGTTGAGTGTGTCTGTCATTTCTTCGTTTTCTTTAATCATTTCTTCGAGGACATCAACCTTTTCGTCGGGAATGTCGATGAAGTTTGATTCGAATAGAGTCTTGAGTCCACCGATGAATGATTCGGCTACTTCAGTGCGAAGACCCTTATCAACGGCAACTTCATTCTCTTTAACCCACTCTTCGACGACATAGTTGAGATAGTCGTCGATTCGTTCGGTTAGTTCTTCCTTGAAGGTTTCAAGTTCAGTTTCGAAGGACTCTTCAACTGCTAAACGGAGTTCTTCTTCAATAAGAGAAACTCTTTCACCTACAGCAGCTTCGAAGATAACTTCGGCTTTGTCCTTGAATTCTTCAGAGAGATCTTCACCACTGAAGAGTGACTCAATGTGTTCTTTGAAAGGAACTGGAGCAACTACTTGTTCTGGTGTTTGAATTTCTGCTGAAGCGTCAGAAGGTTTAGGTGCAATAGACCCTCGGTTCTGATCTGCGGTTCCGTCGCCTGCAACGGTTGTTGCAATCTTGGCGCCTTTTCCGCTTGTATCTTGGTAAAGAGCATCGCTCTCTACGCTTGATGTGTTTAATGTGTTATTCGATTCCATTTTCTTTAACCTCCGGAGGTTTCTAGGATATTTATATTTCTTGTAATTTCTAAATCTAAACCGTCTACGCTACCCATTCAGACCACTAATAAACTTATTAAAGATATTGATGGTCTTTTCTTCTAATTCTTTTTTGGATGCTCTTTGAATCTCTTTTTGGTATTCCGCAATTTTCTTTTCTTTAAGTAGTCCATTGTCCCATACCCACTCTGCACCTTCCATAATACCATTAACAAAGGCACTTGGAGCGGAAGGATCTGCTACAATGTCAACTGCGGATAACATAAAGTCTTGTTGGACTTCATTAATTCCACCTCTGTCTTTGAGCGATCCCATACCTCTAGAGGAAACTCCTAATTGAGCGCCCTCATCGATTAAACTCTTTACGATTTTACCCATAGGAGTTTCCATTACTTTTGCTTTTCCGTAACAATCATTACCTCTGAAATTTAATTCAGTGATCATATGGGAAACTCTATCTAAGTTAACAGTTGGACCTTGTGGGTGGTTCAATTCACCCAAAGCCCTTTTCTTTTCAACTAAGTCACAGTGATATCTTTTGACTTCTTTTTCTAGAATTGGATATGGATAAATTCTACCGTTTCTATTTTTTTGTTCTGCTTGCATAAAAATACCTTCGATGTAGTAATTCTTTTTACCATCTTCGGTTTTTTCTGTTACCAAGCGAACATCTTCGTTCATTTCAGTAATGAGTTTCATTTGTTGTGCTTCCTTGTTTTTCTAAGGGCTTCTTTTTTACTCATTCCGCTTTTCTTCATTCTAGTCATCATGATGTCTGCAAAATCACCGTCTCCATCACCATCTTTGTCGTCACCTTCTTCACTTCCTTCTTCTGTATCATCTTCCTCTTCTTCATGCTTTTTATCTTTTTTCTTTTCTAGCATGTAGGAGAAGTCATTCTCGTAAACGGAATCAATTAATCCCTTTTTCATTTCGTCCATTTGATCATTTACTTTATCAGAAAGTGCTTGATCTACGGTATCAATAACTGCTTTTGCGTTATCATCAAATATATTTTTTAGTATTTCTGATGCGTAATTCATTGGGATTCTTCTCCTTCGTCGAGTTTCTGAATTGCTTTATTGACAAAGTTTATCATTCTTTCGAATGATTCTTCGTTAAGAGTAATTTCATCTCGGAAGGAAATTTGATTATCTCTTGCAAGTGAATCATGAACCTTTGCAATATTTTCAGCCATTTCGCTTTCGATTGTGACTTCTGTGCCGTCATCAAGAACCATTTCAACCGAACCATTTTCGATTGCTTCTTGTAGATCATTTCCGAGTTCAAAGAATGGAATGTAGATATCTACGCTTTCTACTAAAGTATCATATACAACTGAGACCATATCTTCGTGATCAACAGATTCAAGATAGAGTCTATTTCCAATTTGCTTGACGCAAGATTCGCACATCCCCTTATCCATGAGATTCTTCTTTGCTTTCTTTGCTTCATCAACGGAATTGAATCTGTAATCGTTAACTTCGCTTTTTATTCTTTCCCATCTATTAGAAAGAACTTCATTGCTTTCGTCTACAGTTTCTTCGACTTCTTCTGGTTTATTCCAGACACCCTCTGGTTGTAATACATTTTTTCGGATTCCGTCGTGCATAACAGAGACTTTTTCATTAACTCTGTCAACGAATTCCTTAACAAAACTATCGAGGAAGCCTTCTTTGTCTTCTTCGATTGCTGAGTTTATCATGGGTGAAAGGTTTTTCATTTCTTACTCCGTTGGTTGAGGTGGTTCTTGATCCACCATTTGCGGTTCTGCTGGTTGTTGATCTAACTCGTTCTGAAGATCTTCTATCTCTTCATCAGTCATCTTTAGAATATTCTTTCTGACATAATCCTCAGAAAAGAATTGTCCAACAAATGGCTGTACATTATTTAGCATATTCAGCCTTTCGGACAATATTTCATTTTCCTTAAGTTCGTCGAAGTAAGTATCTCTATTGAATACCACTCTTATATCATCATTAATAATTTGCCAATCTTGGGGGGTAACGATACCCTTGAGTATCAACTGAGTTCTTAGAAGACTCATGAACATCTTTTGAAATCTAACCTGAAGTCTTTGAATAAATTTCTGAAATTTGACTTCATCTCGTGTAATTTCTGAAGACTTACCCATGTTAAAACCGTTATCAGTCTCTAATCTACTGACAGGAACATTCAAAGATCTATAGAGTTTCTTTTGAAGATACTCGACATCATCCATTTGTCCTAAGTTTTGTCCACCGGGGAGTGTTTGAATTTCAGTTCCTCTACCACCTTCTCGTCTTGGTAGCCAATAATCTTCCAACATTGACAAATGATCTCTGTCATCTTTAACAGTTCCGGTTGCTTTGTCGTAAATAACTTTTGTTCTATATCGATTCATCAACTCTCGTAGATATTGTTCCGCTTTTTGTTTCGGAAGATTACCAACATCAATATAAAAGATTCTTCGTTCGGGGGCCCTAGATATTCGATAAATTACTACAGCATCTTCTATTTGACGAAGCATATTAAGTGGTCTAATTGCTTTGTGAAGATAACCAATTGCTTGTTTTGTGTTACCATCAATCATACCAGAATGAACATAGCAGATAGAATCGGTTGTTATTCTTATACCAGCCCTGTTGGTTTGGTAAAGTGTATTTTGATCTGTGTTGGTGTAGATAAAATATTCATCTACCTTTTCGATTATATCTAATTTTGCTGTGGGATTGGCAGAAAGAGAACCATCTTTAGGTTTCTTTTTAACATTTCTAATTCTTTTGATCTTTGTAGGATCAATAGGTCTAAGTTCAACAATACCTTTTTCTGGATGTTTGTCATCAATAATTATATGGTAGTAAAGTTTACTATCGATATACCATCTTCTATAAATATCATGCGCTCTAAAATTAAAATCTAAAAGTTTTACAAGATTACTAAATTCTTTATGTATTTTATTTTTAATTATCTCGGAAACTTTAAGTTCGTCTAGATTTAATTTTACTGGGTGAAAATCAGATCCTGGCACAACAGATTCATTTATAATATCTTCGATTGCTTGATCGACCTCTGGATAGAGAGACATTCCTCTATATTGCTGTATCAGTGCGTTTTCGTTTTTAACTTGTCCGGCAAAGTCTACGGAAGTTCCGAAAACACCGCCCGCTTCAAATGTATAAGTTCCATCATATGTTTCGGGTGCAACGAAAGACTCGGGATCATTCTGGATACCCAGGTCTAGTGGGTCCAGAATGGTTTTCCCGATGTCTTTCTTACGCCCGATTGTAAAACCAAAAATATCAATTGCCATTCACATTACTCCTAATTATTAAAATATTTATTATTAAAATGTCTGATCCGCGACTGCTTTGGCGTCCGCAGATGTGATCTTATCTATATCATATGAAACATAATCATAACGAACTGTTGCGTTGAATGTAAGCAGAGCATTCTTTTCAGCGGCGTTTAATTGGACAGGACCAATACCTGTGAGCCAACAACCCACTAAGGTGAATTGTTTTATAACTGCTGGATTTCCACCACCACCTTGGGTGTCTAAGTGCTGTATAGTCCAGTTTCCTCGATTACCTGTTTCGAAACCAGCAGTTGCATCATTTGTTTCGTGATCATTGATGCCTTTTTGCCATGCTTGGAGTCCGTTATAAATTTGTCCCCCCTTCCCTCGATCGTCAAGAATTGTTAAATTCCATGGCATATAATCTCTATCACCGGGAATATAAACGGTTCTGCCCCTATAGTTTACGGGAATTTCTCCTATTGCAATCTCTGGTAGATTGAAAGCATATGCATGAAAAACATCAAGTGCAGTGCCATCAGGTAATGTTGCTTCAATATCAAAGCGATTGGGTCGCGTTCCCCCGTAGAACGCCGACTTGAATGTGTCAATGCTATTTTTCTGAGCCATTAGTAGTTACCTCCTGAGATCAACCTAGATCGGCTGACTCCGATTTGTTAGTGAAACGAATTCTGACGAAGTTAACAGACTTAGTTGGTTTGATGAAAATATCAGCAATAAACTGATTCGAGTCTATGACATCTGCTGTGTTATTAGTTTCGTCACATATAACTCTGAAGTCTGTAATACCTCTAGAACCCTGAATGCTTCTAAGAACTGGAGTCACGGCATTAATGAATAAGTTACGAGTTGTACTGTCATTTAGTTCAAAGAGAATTGTTCGAGCGGCTCTACCAATGATATTCTTAAGATACACGAACAGTCTGGCAACATTAATTCTGCTTAATGTGCTAGTTGCAACTGCACCTGTTTTATCGCCGAACAACATAGTTCCTTCTCCAGCAAAACTTACCACTGGATTAATACCCTTATCGAAGAGAGTATCTTGTTCGCTGTCGGTTAGTTCTTTTGCTAACTTCACAACATCAAGAATCTGTCCTCTT